GACGAGGTAGTCGTTCGAGCTCCACTCCTCGTCCGGCGCCGTCACTAACCGTGGTCGCGGCTGGCTTGCCAACTCGAGGATCTCGTCCATGCTCAGCCCGAGGACCTCGTCCAGGCGAAGCTGCACCTTGAAGCGCTGCCCCTTGGCGTTCAGCGTGTTCGTCAGTCGCCACAGCCGCAATTTGTCGTACACGGCTGTGTCGAACGGAATGCCATGCATCAGCTCCAGCGCCGCGCGACGCTCCCAGATGTGCAACTCCGCAGACGGCTCGAAGCCGCCGAACAGCGTGTGCGGGATCTCGACGTGGAAGCCTTTTGCGCCGGAGAAGCACACCCGCAGCGCGTCCAGCGGTACGTCGTTGTGCTGCAGCCGATCGAAGAACTGCCGCACCCACTCGAGCGCGTGCGCGGGATCGTGCCGATCGTCGAAGTCGAACGGCAAACTGGCGTCCCACACCTCGCCGTCGAAGCCCTCGATGGTCGGGTTGCCGTTGGAGTTCTGGTGATTGTTGACCCAGTCCAGCAGCGCCGACGTCGCCCGACGGTGGCTGATGTAGCGCTCCGGGCTGTCGTTGTGAAAATCGAGGTCGCTCAGACGGCTGACGTGATTGCGGCGGTTGAGCGCGCCAAGAGCAGTGTCGACGTACACGTACGTCGTGGCCACGTCAGCCTGCATCCAGCATCTCCCGCATCCGCTTCGCTCGCTGCGCCATGTCGGCTCGCGGCTTGAGCTCGCTGGAGGTCCGCCCCATCACCGCGTGCACGCCCGCGTGGCTGTGATCGACCACGTCAGGATTGAGCGGGTGGATGTCCCTGGCTTCGACGAGCAGCGCCATCTGCCACTGCCCATTGCGGTCCGTCCACAACTTGACGTCGAGGTTGCCGACCACGCTCATGTGCTTGCCAGGTGTGGCCCAGCGATACAGCTGGGCCTGCTGCTGACCGCCGAAGCGCACCACCACCTGTGGATGGCTAACCTGGGCGTCGACGACGTTGCCGCGGAACTGCACCACGTCGTTGCCGTTGACGTCGAAGCGCTGCTCCGGTGCGTGTGTCACGTTCATCCGAAACTCGACGCGTAGGCCCTCATCAGCCATTGCGGTTTCGGACATGGGCGGCACGTGCGGCGTCGCGCTCCGGGCAGGTCGACCAGTGGCTGATCGTGGTGCGCTCCATGCCGCCGTCGAGGCGCACGTCGAACGGATTGCGGCGCCCCCTGGCGGTACGCCCCCACCAGATCGGCCCCCCGCAGAAGTTGCAACTGGCCACCGGTGCGCGCTCGTCGATACGCACACCGGGCAAGGAAATCGGCTCGAAGCTCATCGGTGTTCCTTCAACTCAAAAGGCGGAGCCTAGAAGGGGAGTTCCTCTGATTGCTCAGGTGACTCCACCGCGGCTGCCGTGGTGCCGTTGACCCGATCCACCCGCATGGCGTAGTTGTGGTAGGGACGGCCATCTTTCGTCCGCGGTGGGATGAGGCCGATGTATTTCAAGCCCACCACATCGCCGGGCTTCGGCTCGAGCGTGTCGAACTTCTTTTTCAAAACGGAGCGAAACAGCGCCACTCCATACACGGTGCCGTCATCGCCGTCTTCGATGACGGCCACCGGTGAAGCGCCGAATTCGGTCACGATCGTTTCAAAGCGCAGCAGTGTGCCGATCAGCGTGGTGCCCGGTTCGTCCTCAGGGTTCCAGCGTTCGGGCAGACTGCCGTCGTCCGCGGCCAGCTCGGCGCGCATGTTGTTCTCGGTTGCCATCTTCACTTCCTCTTTCGCGTTGTCCTGGCTGGAACCAGGCTTTGATCGGCGGGCAACAAAAACTCATCGAGGGTGTGTGGCGTGATCACCTCCAGATCGGTCAGCGCCTCCACGCCAGCAATGGCGACGATGGCGTTCCAGACGTCTTTGCGCAGCAGCGGGTGCGCGGTAACCCACGGTGCGGTGCGCACCACCCAGACACCGCTCATGCCGCAATCAGCTCGTACAGGCTTTCGCGGTCGCGCGGACGTGCGTGCAGCCATGTCTGGCCACAGGCCAGCAGCATCTGCCCCACTTCGGTCTGCTCCGGCTCAAGCTGGCCGCGCTCGGTCTTGAGCTCGATCCACAGCATGCGCGGCGGCTTGATCGCCAGGATGTCGGGGAAGCCTTTCTTGATGCCGCGGAAGATGCGCCAGCGGCACTTCGGACACACCACGACGTTGGGCGGCACGTGCATCCACCACCAGCCGCACAGGTCCAGCGCTTCCTCGACCTGTTTCTGCCAGGACCGCTCTTTGAGCGAGCGGTCCATCAGTCGACGGAAGAGCGCTGGCTGTCTCATCGCCACCGGTGCAGCACCTCGCTGACCACCCACACCAGGCCGCCGACCATGATCACGATCCACATCACCAGCCCGACCACCAGCACGCCGAGGGCGGCCCATTCGCGCAGCGAGGCGTGCTCCGCGGCGTAGTAGTCGTCCCGCAGGAAGAGTCTGCCGTCGACCATCACCCCATTCGGGTGACGAACAACCGTTCTCACCGCAGTCCCAGGCGCCTCGAGCACGCCGGCCAGGCGCCCCACCCCTGGCTGGCAAGCGTGCGCTCGCCCACGATCATCTGCTCTTCAGGCGTCGCGAAGTCGGCGCGCGCCGCGAACGCGAGACCGCCGTGGCGGGCCCACGTCGTTGGATCGAACTGGAGCCCGCCCTTGTACAGGCGATTCGAGGCGTTGTGCCAGTTGCCGCTCGCCTCACAGCCGACTAGGCGAAGCCAGTCGCCGTAATGCGGAATGGGCTGCTGGGCAGCAGAGCTCCCCACCGTCGGGTCCGGTACGACATCGGGGGCGCTGACCCCCTGGTCGCTTCCGTTCACACCCGTCAGGTCGGCTCTGCCGCCCATGTCAGACTCGTCCTGGGCGTGAATGCCCAGCGCAGCGCCCACGGTCATGCCGATGAGCATGCCCGTGCCAACGAGCATGACCTTCAACGCCACTAGACTTCGACCTCGCCGAACGTGTCGCTCTCGTGGCTCTTCCAGTACGACGAGCCAAGCTCGGCCTCGCGGAACACCGCGGCGGCCTCCTCGAGCCGTCCCATCGTTTGCTGCATCTCGGCCAGGACCTGCTGCTGCAGGTCGATCACGGCCTGCAACTGCGCGATCAGCACCTGCGTCCCGAGGTCCGCACTGGCGAGCACGCCTGACGAATAGCCGTTCGCAAACAACGGGTCGTCCATCCGCGGGTCTTCGGACGTCGCCATGGCTCAGGCGACCTCCGCCACCGACTCCGACTCGAGTGCGAGGCCGAGTCGGACTACCTCTTCCCGAACCTTGATGTGCAGCAGGTCACTCGCCAGCAGCCGCACCGCGGAGTACCCCCGCTCCAGCCGCCACAGACGCAGTGGCTCCTCATCCTCGGGATGCACCTCCACCTGCAATCGCATGCCCCCTAGCGTGCATCCGCGGCAACCCCTCCGGCGCGACAACCCGGGACAGATTTATTTTTTGTCCGCTGGGGGCTCCGACCAACTCGACGGCGGCCACTGATCGGCGCGCAAGCCGTGCGTTTCGACCATGATGCGCGTGATGGTTTTCGGTGACGGCGCACCTACGGCATACAGCATTTCCCTGGTCACCACATCATCGGGACGCAGGTGATTTTCACGTCGAACGATGCGCTCCAGGTTCTGGAAATACGCCACGAAGGTGCGCCACGAACGCAGCTCTTTGTTCTGCGGGAGATGCCGCCGCCTAGGTTTTTCTGGCGTGGCTGGCAGGACGGGCTCGAACTCGACGTGGCCGTTGCGTAGCGCATCCTGCAGTACGTGGACGGTCGCGGCGAGCGTGCGTATGCCGTCGGCCTGGGCCTTGATGACGTTGATGAGCAGTTCCCTGCCGGGATCGTCGCCGGGGAACATAGGCACTTGCTGCTCATCCTGAACCACCGGCATGGCCTCCGGCAGGACAAACGCGGACACATTCGAAATTTGTCCGATGGCCGGCAACCGAACGATTCGCCACCCACGTGTAACCCCCACGCCAAGCAAGGATAATAGAACGCGCGTTCTGGTATCAGGCTCGCGTTGGCCGGCGGGAGGTCGCCCCCTGACCTCGGGCGGTAAGCGCAGCTGCCTCTGCACCAGGCCCTGGAACGTGCTTAAGTAAACTCTACGTTAGCGCCACGTAAGCGAAACGTGTCAATATCATGCCGGCGCTTGACTATCCGAACTCACGGCGCTACTAGGGTGTAACCTGAGTGCTACGTGGGCATCACTATGCAGCCCGAGTCCCGCAGACCATCATCGTCGGACGTGCACGTGCCCCGCCTGCGAGAGCTCCGCATGAAGCGCGCCCTCTCGCAGGACGAGCTAGCCACACTCTCGAAGGTGTCGCGCACGACGATTATCAAGATCGAGGCGGGCCGCGATGCCTGGCCGCAGACCGTGCGAAAGCTCGCCAAAGCCCTCAAGGTCGACCCCTCAGAGCTGCAGGGCTAGCCCCCAGCGGACAAATTTTGTGTTTGTCCCGGTTTGTCCTGCCGGGGCACCTGCTGGCGCCGCAGACTGGGTGCATGGCCGATCCCGCACCCGAGCCGCCGGACGTGCTGCGCCCCGTACCTCGCGAGGCGCCAGAGACTCGCGCGCTGGCACCCGTGTACGCAGCTATTCGCGAGATCGCCGAACGGCTACGGCGCGAGCGAGCGTCAGGCGACGAAGGCCAGCATGGGTGATAGCAATTGCATGTCGTATTTCAAGAAGCACGGCTCACAATTGCTATCTGTGAGCGAGACTCGCACCGCGCCGCTCCAGCGCATCGGCAGGTAGCGCCGCGGTCTGGTCTGAATCTGGACCTGCTCGCCGTCCGAGCCGACCACGGCGCGCAGATCGACGAGGCCAATGATCCGTCGGCGATCCGTCGGCGTCGCATAGTCGGCAACCTCGGCAACGTCGGCCGACAGGCGTTGTAACTCATCCACCTCGGCCGCGCTGAGCCCCGCGCCCGGCGCGGTTTCGACCTCCCGCAACTCCCGCCGTAGTCGGACGAGCAGCGCCTTGGCATCGTCGCGCTCGGCCATGTGTATGGCGGCCTCTTCCTGGGACTCGTCATCACCGTCGGCCTCGAGTTCTGCGAGTCGCTTGACGTGAACGCGCAGGCGACGCTCGCAGCTGGCGATCTCGCCCTCGACCGCGCGGCGGCGGTCATCACGCCCCTGATCGTCGCGGCGCCGACGCTCCCGCGCGGCCTCCAACTCAGCGCGAAGACGGTCACCATCAGCCAGAACCTGCACCAGCGCCGCCCAGGCCTGCTCCTCGATCAGGTCGGCTCGTACCACGGGCACGGGGCACCGCTCACGGCCGGTCGGCGCGCGCATGCTGCCACGGTCGGCCTCGGTCATGTGTCGCGGACACACGTAATAGCGGTTGCGCGCAGCGTTAGTGACCCTGGTTTGAAAGACCACGGGTTGTCCCTCACGCTCGGAGCAGGGCCCGCACGTCAGGCGCCCGCGGAACACGTACGGGTCATCCACCGCGCCGCGCCGGGCAGCGCCACGTCGCCGGCGTCGCGCGGCGCGCGCTCCGACGACTCGCTCGAACATCTCTGGACTGACAATCGGTGTGACGGGGAACGTGCGGCCACCCCAGGTGTACGTGCCGGCGTACACGCGGTCGCTGAGAATGCGGTGGACGCTATGGCCCTCCCAGTGACGGCCAGCGCTGGCCGTGTACCAGGCCTTGCGGAATCGCAGGCTGGCACCTGGCGGCGGGATCGCTTCGGCCTGCAGCCACAGGAGCAGGTCGGCGACCGAGTCAGTCATGGCGCGCTGGTACAGCTGGCGCACGATCGTGGCCTCAGGTTCGTAGACCTCGAGACCGCAGACGGCATGCTTGGGCGTGTCGTCGCGCACGTAGCGGAAGGCGTACGGCGGGCGGCCAGTACCTGGAATACGACCCTCGTCGGCTTTGTCGCGGCGGCCGTTCATGGTTCGCCAGCGGATACGGGCGCGCTCGAATTCAGAGTCCATGAAGGCGTCAGACTCCATTTTCTGACGCCAGTGGGCTGCGTAGGGGTTGCCGTCGCCGGGGTCGGGCACGTCTGGCAGGTCGCCCCACACGACGCGCACCCCGTAGTCCCGCACCTGCCGCGTGAAGGCGAGGCCCTTGGGCGTGTCGCGGGTCCAACGGTCAGTAGTCGACACCAGCAGGGTTTTGAATCGGCCAGCTCGTGCGAGTTCCATGACGCGCTCGAGTTGCGGCAGGTCCCAGCGGGCGCCACTGGCGTCCTCATCGACACCGTCGCGGAAACGCAGTTCGTCAGGCAGCAGCAGCCCGAGATCCTGGGCCATCTCATCGACGTTACGCTCGGTGCGCCGCAAGCCGCGGCCATAAAGGGCTTGGACCTGGCGACTCACGCGTTCATAGGAGGCGGCGGTTTGTGCAGGATCAGTCGACCAGGTCATCGACGCTCGATCACGGGTACAGTGGTCACTGCAGGTTCAGTCCTTTCAAAACTGTTTGGATCTGCCATTGCCCCGGCCGACGCGACACTCGGTGCGGGGCTTTCTGTGTCCGTTTTACTCGCCGCCGGTGAGCTCGACCAGTGGCACGCCGAAGGCCTCAGCGAGCTTGCGGATGGTGAATGGGCGCACCAGGTGGTGGCCCTGCTCCAGGCTGATGATGACGTTGCGGCTCAGGTCAGCGGTGTCGGCCAGCTCCTGCTGGGAGAGGGCGTGGCGCAGGCGCAGGTTGCGCACGCGGGCGGCGAGCTCCCCGACAAATTCACGTTCGGCTGTGTTCAGCATTCGCCCATTATATGTTGCGCGTATGTAGCGCGTGCAATATACTTTGGCCATGCAAAGAGAGCGGGCCAGTGTTCTAACCACCGACCCGCTCGAGGCCAACACCCCGATGAGCGAGGTATCGACCATGACCACCGTACTGCTTCCCGAGACTGACCCGCGCGGCCCCAAGGCGGTCGCCATCGCCACCGACGCCGGCCAATGGCTCAAGTGCCGCACACGCGACGGACGCAAGGCGTACGGCATCCGCTCGAGCCGCGACGCCAACGAGGTCTACTTCGTCACCCGCACCAGCTGCTCCTGCTACGACGCCCGCCGTCACGACTGCAAGCACATGCTGGCCGTCCAGCTCCACGTCGCGCTGGTCACCGGTCGATGACCGACTCGATCATCTACTGGGCGATCATGCTCGCGCTGCTCCTGTTCATCGGCTGGCTGCTGCTGGCGCCAGCCCCTGGGCACGACCCGCTGGTGAGCTTTCAGCACGCGGCGCTCGTGGCATGAGCCCGTCCAGCGACTACTTCGCCTGGCGGCACTATCACCCGCACGAGGCCGAGGACCCCAGCGCTCTCTGGGCCGCGGCGTACAAGGCCGGCGGCCGAGCCGCCATCGCCAACAGTGCCCGTGTGTGCGACCTGGTGCCGCAGTTGCGCGAGCTGCTGTACCTGCTCGAGGACGGCCAGGTCGAGGGCCTCGTGCGCTCGAGCGACCGCCGGCCTGCCTTCGTCGCCGATGACGAGTGCGAGGTGCAGTGGTGAACGGCAGGGTTCAGACCGAGGACGTGGAGGGCATCGTCGAGAGCGTCAATCCGACCGGCCTCAAGATCGGCGGCGCCTGGGTCAACGTGTCTCGATTCAAGCCAGTCGACCTGCCCGAGAGTGGGGCCCACGTCCGCCTGCGCGTCGACTCAAAGGGCTACATCGTGGAGCTCGTGAACCTGTCGCCGGCGGACTTGGAGAAAACTCCCGCAGTTCTGAGTGCGAAGGATGACCGCATCACGCGGCTGGCGGTGCTCAAGGCCGCGGCCGAGTTTGTCGGGTTGTGGGGCCAATCGCGCGAAGACATCAAGTCCGACCACGTCCTGGTCATTGCCGACCGATGGCTCGCGTGGGTCGAGGGCTGATCCCGCCGTAGAATGCGTGTTCCAACAAAAGGCCGCCACGCTGCGGAAACAGCTGGCGGCTCGACACCGAAGGAAACGACCCGTCGATGCAGCCAAACCCTATCACTCCACCCGCGCCCATGCCCGTGTACGTGGCCTTCTTGGCCGACGTGACGAGCCAATCCGTCGAGACACTCCAGAACTTGCTGACGGGATTGGCCAGCGTCAACACCCCTGAGTTGCACTTGCTCATGTCCACCACAGGTGGCCACACCATGTACGGTCTGACGCTCTACAACTTGTTGCGCGCGTTGCCGATGGAAATTGTCACCTACAACATCGGTAGTGTCGACTCGGCCGGCATCATGCCGTTCCTCGCAGGCCAGCGACGCTACGCGTGTCCGCAGGCCACGTTTCTTTTCCATGGGGTGACGGTCTTCCCGCCGGTAGGGCAGCCCCAGGGCGAAAGCGAATTACGTCGGTTCCTGGACTACATCCGGGCCGAGGAGACCCGCATCGGTTCGCTCTATGTCGAGCGGACGCGCATGAGTCCGAAAATAGTCAAGCAGGTCTTCCGCACGCCACGGACCATACACGCGGCAGAGGCCGTTAGCCTCGGGATTGTTGATGAGCTTCGTGATGTCGCCGTCCCACCGAACCGGCCGATGATCAGTGTCTTCAATCCACGGCCAGCTGGCGCTGCATGACGGACTGGTTCGGCGCCGCTCGATGCGCTCCACGTAGTTACCCCAGTGGCGTTCTATGATCTCGACGTCGGGCTCGTGCATGCCAGATGAGTCTAGCCAGTCCGGAGCACACAACTCAGTGACCGGTGACCCAGTGGACGATGGATGTGCCGAAATAGCTCAGCAGGATGAGCACCACCACCGCCAGCGCGATCAGCACGATGCCGTACTCGACCGGGTCCTGGCCGCGCTTCACCTAGCGCTTCGTACGCCAGACAGGCTCGCGGACGATCCCAAACCAGGCACCCAGGACGATGCCCGAGATCAATGCAACACCCCCCACATACTCAGGGTGGGTGAGGAGCACGAACAGAGCCACGAGCAGCGTGCCGACCGACAGCAGGAACTGACAGACCAGCCGCGTAACGGTGACCGACGCGGCTTCGTGCCACTCTCCAGCATTGCCGACCTCAGGCGACTCACTCATCAGCCAGAATGCTTGCCAAACAGGAAGCCCGCCGCGCTGCTGATGATGACCAGCGCGCCCTTCGTGGCCGCGTCGCTGGCGTTGGGCGTGAGGATGATCCACACCATGCCGACGAGCACCACCGTGGCGAGCACGCCCTGGATGGCGAGCTTGACGAGGGTGACTCGCTCAGACGACGGTGCCTCTTCGGACATCAGGTCAGGCTAACGGCACTTAGTCCACGACGAGCAAGCTTGCCGATCCATGTCGGGACGTCATCTTCGGATTCGCTGTCAACGATTTGCTGGAACAACGCCCGCAGTCGCTCACCGTCCCGCGCCTCAGTCTCAAAGTCGGCTTGCCATTTAGCCATCTCGCGTCGCAGCCGCTTGTTCTCTTGGTCGCTCGCCCGCAAACGCTCTTTCCACCCATCGACCTGATCAAGCCGCAGTTTGACCTCAGCGCGGAGTTCGTCAATTTCAGGTTGACGCATATTCCAGCCTTCAGCCTGCCGATACTCCATCGGGTGTGGTGGGTTCCATCGTTGGGTAGACATATCAAGCGTTGTCAGCAGCTTCGGAGTCGAAGTAATCGAACGCGGCACCAACACCGCCAGCGGTACCTATTTCACGCGCCCTCACGACCTCAATCAGCCGTTCCGCTGCATCGAGTCGAGCCCGCAGCCGCTCGTTCTCGGCGCGGAGTTCGTCAATGCCGGGCGTCGTGTGCGTTCTCGTCATCGGTGCACCACGCCCCAGGTGTAGATCAACAGGCCCACCATCATCATCACCAGCACGCTCACGGCTACCCAGAACACGACCACTTCGTTCATGCTGGCTCAATGACCGGGCACTCACGGCATTCGTCGTTGTGCTTGCCGATCAACGCCCGCAGTCGCTCGACCACGGTGACAAGCTTGTCTGCCCCAGAGCAGCACGTATCGTGCGCTGACTTCCACCACTCAACCTCGTCGCGGAGTGCGTCACGCTCTGCCCGCGTCACGTCGGCAATCGCACCGCCCTCGTAACTCACCACCAACTCGTCAGCCATAGAAATCAAGCCTCGGGTAATCCATCAATCGGATCGAACACTGGTCGCCAGTGCTGCACGATCCAGCGAGCCAGCACGCGGTCCCATTCTTTGGTGGGTTCAGGCAGGCTTTCATACGCATCCTCGTGCCGTACGTCGCCCCGTCTGTGAGCCTCTTTCTGGTAGATATCGTGCAACCGCGCTGACAGCGTCTCGATGTCGATAGCCGGCGTCGCCTGCAGCCGTTCGTTCTCGACGCGGAGTTCGTCGCGTTCCAACATTGCGGCGCGGAAGTCGCTGGCCGTCAGCATGGCGACCTCTGTGTCGCGCTCGATCCAGAAGCGGACGTACACGTCAGGCTTGGTAGACATATCCAGCATTAGAGCAACCGCGACTCAGCGCAGCAGAATCGCGAGGTCGGTCCCACCGATCAGCACCGCGGTCTGCGCGTCAATCTTGTTCGTCAGCCAGAGGACCAGGCACGCGACCAGCAGCAGCCCGGCGAGCAATCCACCAATCCAGCCGCCGTACACGACCGGGTACGTGCGCGTTGTTTGAACAGACATAGCGCTCCCCCTAGTGCAGCAGCCAGACCACAGACCAGGGCCCCCACTGGTTGAACTGCTCGCGTGACAGGGTGTCATACACCCCGCAATAGCCTGGCGCCGAATTGGCGATCCAGAGTTGGCCGTCGCCGGTTCGGCCCCTGATCGACACCCAGTGATAGATCGCGCCGCCCGACATGAGCCCCGTCGTGTTGGCGAACGTGGCGTAGACGCTGTCGTAGCCCAGCCAGCCCTGCTGGGTCGCGACGCCGTACTCGCCGATCACGCGCCGTAGCTGGGCGCCGGAGCCGTCCATCAGCCCGTAGGTCGAATTGATATTGTCGGGCCGACCGATCGCCGCGATGCACGAGTCCTCGCTGGCGTTAGGATCGAGCTGCGTCGCCCTGAGCACCCATGCCAGCGCGCACGCTGAGCAGCTCCACGAGTTGACCTGCCGCGGCATGTCCTCGCCGGGGTAATAGTTGGCCCACCAGCCCGTCGGCGTCTCGGGTCCCGCGTCGCTGGTCAGCAGGGGCGGCTGCGGCTCGAGCTCGATGCCAGGTGAGAGTGCCTCAATATCAGCCTGCAGCGACGGAAAGCCCGTCCAGTGGCCGGTCAGCATGCACGCCAACGAATCGGTCAGCAGCGCCTGCTGCTGGTCGAGCTGGTCGAGCTCAGCGCTCACGACGTCAGCACGGGCGGGTCAGCCTCGAGTTGTCCCTGCAGGCTCGGATCGAGCGCGTACAGATAGGCTTCTACCGAGTTGGCGCCCTGCCAGCGGCCCTCGAGCGCCGCGGCCAACGCCTGCGTCATCAGCGACTGTTGCGTCTGCAGTTGGGTGATGCGCGCGTCCTGGTCCTGGTCGGTCATGACGGTAGCGCCTCGTGGACGAACGGCGGCAGCGCCTCGCGCGGCCAGTACGACACCGAGTCGCAGCCTGGTTCGGGACAGGGGATGACGATGATGTCGGGGTTCTCGCTACCGTCCATGTTCTGACCGTAGCTCAGCGTGTTCGGATCGGCCGTACCCTCATGCTGCGCCACATCGTCGATGATGACCCACGCCGTGGGATCGCTGGTATCAGTCACTCGGATGGTCATGGGTTACGGATTCGCCTCCGCGGTCCACGAGTTTCCAGCCGCATTCGCTTGCACGAAAGCGTAACCGGCAGCAACTGCGGTCGCTGAGATCAGCCATCCGGTGGTAGAGAATGCGGCGACTGTAGGTTGTCCCGAATTGGATGCGGTCCATGTTCCGCTTTTCGTCACCGTAGGCGTCACCGCCTTTTGCACCTTAAAAGCAACACGGTTGAAAAACATTAAGCCTGCGCCTGGAGTACCGGCGAACAACTCGACTCCATCGGCAGCCAGACTGGCTTCGTAGTACCTCAGGCACCTCGCCAGATCGTCGGCCACGGGCGTGGGCACGTAATCCGCCGCCTGCGTGCCCATCACCACCATTGCGTTATCGAGGTACGCGGTACAGGTGGCGTCGAGCTGAGCACCCAACGTGAATGTCGTGGCGCTAGCGGAGACCGTGAACGTCGCGCGCAGCGTTTCGTATGCGCCGCCACCCGTGTGATAGGAGCTGTTGGCCGTAGCGCTGATGCCGTCCGTGATACGCAGGCGCACCGCGTTGGCAGTCGAGGTTTTCACGCGCATCGAGCACGTCACGGTCTGACCGCGCAGTTGGTTCACCTGCTCCTTGAGGTCCTGACCCAGGCTCGTGCCTGAGCCAGTACCCTTGGTGAAGGTCGCCACGGCGCAGCACACGCTGCGGATGTCCATGTTCGTCGTGTCGCGACTGACGTTGAGCGTGTCCGTGCCGGAGATGCCGGCGCCCCAGCGGTCGGCCGAGTAGCTACCCCCAGCGAACGGCCCGTTGCCGCGCTGCCAGATCTCGAATCCGCCGTTGGTGAGCAGGTTGGCGCGCGCCACGTCCGGGCCAAGCTTGGCGTTGGTGACCGTCGCGTCAGCCATGTCGGCCGCGGTGATCGTGCCGTCGACAATCGCCGCCGAGGTGACCGAACCAGGTGCCAGCGCGGCCACCGCCAGGCCCGTACCCGCGCCGTTGTGCGTATGCGTCGACATCGCCGCGGCGAGCGCCTGAACGTCTTCTTTAACGAAGATGTCCGAGCCTGCGGTCGCCCGAGGGAATGTCGGACTGTTGTAGTTCGGATCGGTGGCAATGCGCGCCATTACGGCCTCCTTAGCTGGGCGGTGGTTCGACCGCGGTCCACTGAACTGCCTTTATATGCAACGAGCCTCTCCATTGCCGGCCGACTTCATCGAAGCTTTGGCCCATTTTGTAGTCGACGAAGCTCAGGTACATGCTGGTCTCGTCCGGCAATACGCACAGCACCGCGCCGGGGTCGTCCACCGCGGCCTCCACCTCGCTCTTGATCTGCAGCCGTCCCTTGCGCATCGGCACCCCGTCGCGCCGCACGATGCCATCCGCGCACAGGATGTCGCCCTCGAAGGTCATGATGCGACTCGGGCGCAGCGCGTGGCCGATGGACACCGACGACACCGCGGGCGAGGCGGTGTTGACGGTGTTGTGGAGGTGGACGCGGAACTGGGCCAGGATGGCCACCGTGCCGACCGGGAAGATGTGGCGATCGAACGTGCCCGCCTGGAAGTTGTAGCCGAAGTCGGTCCACGCTACCGTGGCAGGATCGGTCTTGTACTCGAGCGTCAGGTAGTTCTGGGCGTCGATCCTGGGCCCGGTGACGCCCCACGAGCGCAGCGTCTTACGACTGGCGGCGTACGTGCCATCCCACAACGGCAACCGCACCCAGTCGTCGCCGACGTTGAAGCGGTACACCGAGCAGGCGAGCGGGTTGTAGACGCACGGGTTGATCAGGCGCGCGATGGTGCCGTCCGAAAAGCCGATCAGGGTGAAGGTGTGGCCAGCTGGGGCGCCGATGGCGGTGGTCGTCATCCGACTCGGATATTTGCCCACCCAGCCGTCGTTCAGGCTGCCATGCCAGGCGTCGATGCGGTCCGGGTTGGCCAGCACGTTGGCCAACGTCTGGTACGTCGAGAACGTGCCCTGGATGATGAACGCGCCGAACTTCATCAGGTAGCTCGTATTGGTGTCTGGGTTCCACAGGGCTGAGAGCGCGTACATGCTGCCGACGCCGGTGAACGACGTCACCTGGCCGCGGACGGGTCCGTCATAATCGGGCAGCCGCTCGGGTCCGATCTCCTCGAGCCCCAGGTCGGTGCCCAGGCGGTTCAGGTTGGTGCCGTAGCCGTAGTACAGGTCGTTGGAGAACTGGCCGCGGCACTTGCCGTTGCGAGCGTTGGGCGCGTATTGCAGGAATGGAAACAACGGGTGGTCGTCGCCGGCCTGGTCCAGGGTGTACAGGCCGTCCGTCTTGGCGATGATCAGCACGCCGCCCGCGGTGGCCATCAAACTGGTGATCGGCGAGCTCATGTCGCCCACCCGGAAAATGAGCGCGGTGTAGTTCGCCTCGTTGGTCGGGTCGGCGTTGGTGTCGCATTTTCTCAGGACGTTGGTGTTGTCCGCCCACCACCACTCGCGGGCGATCTTGATGAACGCCAGCGCGCCGAAGGTGGCCATTGCGGTGAACGCTGTTCCGTCGCTCGAGTACTGGGCTGGCACGCCGTTGCCAAAGCCAACCCACACGCGCTGGATGCCGTCGAAGTTGGACGCGAAGACGACCGCGGCGACAATCGTGTGACCAGCGCCAAAGTCGTGACTGACCGCCCAGGTGTTCGTGACGGGCGTGTAGCGCAGGATCTGCGAGCCGCCGGCGGCGTACAGCGTGCTGCCGATCTCAAAGAAGTCGACGATCTCGCCGTTGGCCTGGCCCGTCGAGTCGAGCACCTCGGGACCCTTGCACCAGGGCGTGACGCTGCAGTCGACGCCCATCGCCTCGCTGTAGCGGTAGTCCTGCCACTTGTGCTGCAGGCGCATGCCCATGCCCATGACCAGCGCCTCGTACGGCTCTTCGCGGTCGGCCAGTGGCGACAGGTTGGCGTACTCAAAGCCAGGCGGGTCGACGCTCGAGATGTCCTCGGCCTTGGATGACAGCAGCGCCGGCTCGCCAGGTTTGGGGCTGCCCAGGATGTACCCGTTCCCTGAAATTTTCAACGAGAAAGGCCAGGGATCGCGCTTTGCGTACAGACTCACATCAGCCCCAGTACTGCCCGGCGAGCTGGCGCGGTGGCCCGAAGTAGCGCCGCCGCCTGAGGGTGCGCTGGGGCAAGGGTGCCGTGAAGTGCTCGCGGCAGCGGTCGGTGAACCACGCCGCAGCGGCCGCCTGGTCTCTGATCAACCGCTGGTTCGCCTGCACCTCGAGGATGTGGGCGAAGCGCCGCCAGGCAATGACCAGGGCCGAGGAGGCTACCCAGTCACGCTCGCACGGCGCCTCGTCCGTCTCGAGGGTAAGCCCTGACTGCTGGCCGTAGGTGCCGCCACTGGGCCGGCAGTGGTCGTAGGCACGCTTGAGCACGCGCAGCCACAGCACCTCGTCGTCCAGGAAGGTCGTCGTGCCGGTGTTCAGGTAGAAGTCGCCACCGTCGCGCTCGACCATGCCGCGGACGACGTTCTCGAACGGGTCGGTCAGGTTGCGGTCGTCGTAGTTCTTGATCACCCCGACCTGCAGCACGTCGTTGGGATCTTGCAGCCAGGGGCACACCACGCTCAGGTTGTGGCGCGAGGTGAGCACCGTCGGGATGGTCGCCACCTCGACCACCAACCAGCACTGTTTGAGTCCGTCGTTGATGAGCCGGTGCGTCGTTGGCGCATCAAAAGGACCCAGGATCTCGAAGCGCTCGCCAAAGCCGGCCAGCCCGGTGTTCTCCAGGTCGGTGTACAGCTGCGTCTCCATCTCGGCGTAGGTGAAGGCTTCCAGGTTCTGGTATTGCGTGCCCGTGTCCGGAGCGATCGGTGGCAGCGCCCACACCAGGTCGGGCTCGATCAGCCCCGTCTCTGGCGTGTAGCCCTTGATGTAGCGGTTCTTATCGACGGGCTGGACCGCCTGGGGTCGGTACAACGGGCGGTCGATGAGCTGGTCCTGCTGCGGGATGCCGGACTGGATCGGGTACGCCAGACAGAACAGATTCGACAGGTCTGAGCCGCCCATCGCGCGAACCTCATAACTGTCGGGACCGATGTACGGACCTGCTTCCGCGCTGAAGGTGGAGCGGTACGCGGCCAGGTTAGGCATCTACAGTCGTGGCCTCAGGGGTGGTGCGTCTGACGGATCGTACGGCTCGAGTGACGGCGTCTGGCTGGTGGCTTGTCGGACCAACGACGGCGCCGAACGCGCGGCCCTTGCAGCTAACCACGCGGCGAGCGACGCCCCCTGTGGATTCAGCGCTGGTGCCTGGTTGGTAATGCGCCCGGCCAGCGCGGATGAGGCGCTCGTCGCTGCCGTGAGTAGTTCCGGTGTCGCGTCGGGATCGAACGTCTCGAACGGCGGCACGTGACCAGCGGTCGCGCCCACCAGCGCCGGTGCCGTGTCCACAGGCGACACGCCCAGCGGCGGGGACAGCGGTTGGTCGAACGGGTCCAGTGGAGGTGCTGTGCTCGGCGGGAATGGGCCCAGCGCCGGCGGCGGTACACGGCGGACCTGGAAGCTGAACTGCCCCCACGCCCGCAGCGTGCCCGTGAACAGCGACTGGACGACGATCGGCAGCCGCGCGGCGAACGTGACGGAGCCGCTCGAGCCCAGCACACCCGCCAGCGCACGGGTAAACGTCCTGCCGACCAGGACCGCGCCGGAAGTGATCAGCGTCCCCGCCCAGGTTCGTCGCAGCGTCTGGACAGTCCGCAGCGTGCCACTCGAGAACAGCGTGCCACTGAACGACCGCAGCAAACTGCTCCGGAGCGCCAGTGCGCCACTGCTGCCAAGCACACCGCTCAACTGGCGCGTGATCTGGCGCTTGATGGCTCCGCTCGAACCGAGCGTGCCGGTCAGTACACGGCCAGACGCGCGGACGAGGGTCAGCACGCCACTGCTGGTGAGTGTCCCGCCCAACGCTCGGGTAAAGATCTTCCCGAGCAGCACCGCACCACTGGAGCCGAGCACGCCGCTCAGACCCCGCGTCACCTGCCGCTTGAATGCGCCGCTCGAACTGAGCGTTCCTGCCAGTATCCGCGGCAGCGCCCGTTGCAGCAGACCGCTCGAACTGAGCGTTCCGCCCAGACTGCGACTGACCCCGCGTAGCAGCACACCGCTCGGACCAACGACACCGCTCAGCGTGCGCTGGAAGATCTTCCCCAGCAGGACCACGCCCGTCGAACCAAGCACTCCAGCGAACGCCCGCCCGATCCGTCGCTGGAGTAGACCGCTTGAGCCCAGACTGCCACCCAGACTGCGCGAGATACCTCGCTGCAGCAAGCCACTCGAACTCAACGTCCCCGCCAATGTGCGGAGCAGTGACCGCTGCAGCGAGCCGCTCGACCCCAGCGTCCCGCCCAGGATGCGCCCAACTCCGCGGCGAAGCAGACCACTCGATCCGAGCGTCCCGCCGAGTGCGCGCGTGTAAATCTTGCCGAGCAGAATCGAGCCGCTCGAACTGAGCGCTCCAGCAAATGCACGCCGCAGCGTCCGCGGAACGAGCAACGCACCAGCCGTGATGAGGGTGCCGATGAGCGTGTGCGTCGCCTGTTTGGGCAGTGCGCCGAGCGGCGTCAGCCCACCGCTGATCGACAACACACGGTTGCGCCGGGTGCTGAGTGAACCCGACGACGGCAGTGTCCGGGTGATCTGAAGACGACCACCTTCCAGCACCCCGTACGTCGGCGATGCCTCGAGCGTCGCGTACGTGTTGGTGGTGTTGTCCCACGTCGCGTAGGTGTTCAGGCTGGCGGTAACTGGCACTCACTGGTTACCCGCCGCTGGTGATGGTGGCGATATACGTCGCGATGATGCTGTCTCCCGAGTTGAGCGCCAGGCCGGTAAACACTGAGCGGTCCCACAACGAGCCACCTGGCACCGCGGCCTGCGAGAACAGCCCGTGTTCGGTGATGGTCGCCGCCGCGTCGACGGTAATCGTCGCCACTGACTGGTACTGATTGGCCGCCGGCGCTGATTGCGCGCCCGTCGGCCGTACGTTATCGGTCGAATACTGCGTCGTCAGCTCGGTGACCAGCGCCGTCTGGCCGACCGCCTCCGCGGTCGCGCCCGTCCCCAGCCCGTGAAAATTGAAGAGCTCGAGCTCAAACGTGTTGCGGAAGGCATTCACCACCTGGCCCACGCCAGCGTCGGTGATGACCCGCCGTGAGACGATGCCGTGGTCCGTCCACAGGCCACCGCGAATGGACTCCAGGCGCAGGCTCGACTCGACCAGGACCACCGACTCGAGCGCGTCCAGCAACTCCGCGGCCACCTGGTCCGGCAGATAGCAGCACGCGCGCTGAATCAGCCGCCCCAGGCGTGACCGTTTCTCCGAAGTCGCGGCGTAGATCTGACGGATGGGGTGATGTGCCAGGACCATACTCAGGACTCCTCAGTGGCCATAGTGCATGTCTTCGAGCGTGCGCTTCTGCAAGGCCACCAGGTCGTCCGGCAGCGTGACGGTGACGATCGTGCCGTCCTCCATCTTGAATTTCAGGATGAGTTGCCCGGTGTGCGTCCACAGGCCACCGGTGCGGTGCTCGCGACTATCGGTCGCTGTGCTGGTCTGCATCAGACGATGTCGTTGACCTTGCGGCCATGTTTTTTGATGACGATGCTCGGCGGCGTGCCACCGTGCTGCGCCCGATCCCGTTCGAGCACCGCGCTTTCCACGGCACGATATGTGCGCGCATAGTCGGCGTCAGTTTCGATGCCGACCTCGCGCATGGCCTCAGCCCGTGGCATGCCCAAGAACGCCTCCGCGCTGACCACGTCCGGCGTGCCACCGACGTAGCCGTCCAGGCAGTACCCGTCGCGCTGCACACGTGCCACACTCCCCGGTGGCAGCAGGTGGTGGACGAAGGTGACCTCGCCCTCCGACTGGCAGTAGCGCGTGCCACCGCCAGCCAGCACGACGCGGTAAAAACCAGGTCCGAAGGTGCACCCTTCGCGATGGGCTTCTCTGGCTGCCGAGACGGGTACGAGCTGGGCCATCAGGACGTCGTAAACGTTGCGTCCGCGGTGCGCGTGGTCGCGCCGTTGATCGTGGCTCGGACGCGGTAGTGATACACGGTGGCCGTCGTCAGGCCGGCTAAGGCCTTCGTCTGCGGCCCGGTGCCCGAGCCCTCGGTATTGGTCAGCCCGTAGGCGTTGGTCAGGCCGTATTCGACCTGGTTCGTGCCCGACGCCGACAGGGTGAAATTGACCGTCGCCGCGGTCGCCGTGATGCCCGTGACCGACACCGCGGTAATCGCCGTCGTACTCGGTCGCGTGCCCGCGGGCGGGGTCGCCAGGATCGCATCCGTCGGCCAGGCAGCCGGTGGCGTCTGCTGCGGTAGGTTCTGCTCGTTGCCCGCCCAATCGACTGGCGTGTGAGTAAACAGCCCGCCCGCGTTACCTGGCATCAGGCTGGCGCGGTTTGCGGCGTGACGCCCGCCGTCGCGGTGGCTTCGCTGGCGAGGGTGCCGTCGGCCGGAGCCGCGAGTGTGCCTGGACTAACCAGGTCTCGAAACGAGTCCGAGTCGCTGATCGTCTGCTCCCCGCTCACCGTGTAGCCCAGCCGCAGATAGCCCTCGGCGTGGGCCGCACTGCCAAGGAACACGTCACCGTCGGGCTTGGTGTACTCGAAGAACAGGTCGCCAGGTGGCGTGCCGAGGGGTTCGGTTGTGTGTTGCGCCGCGTCGAGCCACTGACTCATCGTCGTCTACTCTCCCGTAGGGGGTCGTACCCCTGACCCTGGATCGTCGGACTAGCACGGTCCTTTTTGGCTGCCAGTTCTTCCATCGACGTCGTGTCGGACGTCTCGACGCCGCTCAGATTGGCATCCTTGAGCGATTCGCCTTTCTCGGGCCTGATCGCCGGCAAGCGAACCTTGCGCCCAATCAGCTCGCAGCCGTCCTTGTAGAACTGGTCGAGCTCCTCGAGCGGCATCGTCGCGAAAGCAAGCTGGTCCTCGTCATCGATGATGTACTGGGGCGCCACCGCCTGGATTTTGCGAATGGCGGTAATCAGCTGGGCGCGCTTCTTCTGCGCGGCGACGATGCCCGGTCGAACCTCAGCCAGCCACTCCTTTTCCTCGGCCGCTCGCAGGTACACGAAGCCCAGGTCCTCGTACATGGTGCGGTTGTACGGGTCGGATTGCAGCTGGACGACGTCGCCATCTGGACGCCGATACCACTGCAGGGGAAAGTTGTAGTTCTGCCCGCGCCGCGGCTGGACCTGCGACGGCGCGGCGCGCTGCTCGAGTCGCTCGAGGAGATCGCTGGCCACGGCTTACCCGACGCCCTTGGCCCAGACGGCGAACGTTGGCCGCATCATCTGATGCCCATAAATCACTTCCGAGGCGAGCTTCCACGTGAAAAAGTCGATGTCGTAGAAGAGGTGCATCTTGGGCGAGCGCTGGACGATGAGCGCCAGGGCCTCGCGCTGGAGCACGAAGTTGTTGGCCTGACCACCGGCGGGTTTGACCAGGTTGGTGGTGACCATGATGTTCAGCCCGTACATGTCGCCGATGCTGCCCGACATGACCGGCTTGGGGTTGCCGATGTACAGCGCGTTGGTCCAGCGGTCGAGGGTCAGCTTGTTGGCCTTCTCGGCTGGGCTCAGGATGCAGAAGCGGTCGTCTTCGGGCGCATCGGCGTCGTCCAGGTACTGATTCGAGCGGATGATGTCGACATCGGCCAGCGCGGTGCCGAGGGTGCCCACCGTCTGGGTGAAGCCGGCAACGTCCGACGCCAATTTGGAGTCGATGTCCTTGGCGATGGCGTAGCCCATCTTCATCTGGTACTCGTTCTGGACGTCGACGATGCTCTGCACCTTGACGATGTCCTCGATGCCAACGGCGGCATATGACCAAATATTGCAGCTCCCCGCCCCTTTCAGAGCGGACTGGACTATCTCACCATCGCTCTCTCTCAAGAGCGAGCCGGGCGCTAGTGCGGGGTTATTGTTGGGACTCACCCGCTAGTCTCTGAACCTTCCAGGCTACCCAGCGCGAGGCTGGCCCGGCCTGGCTTGGCTGCGGATTCCCGTGCATCGGGTGACGGCGTAAAAACAGTGCAATCTCGCGTTGCTCGTCGGTGTAGTGCAGGTGTGGATCGCGCGACTGGGCGATTTCGATGAACCGCCAGAGTGCCTCTGCATTCGCCTGCTTGGTCACGAGGTACGGCATGACGACTTCCAGCACCCGCCGTGCTGCAACGAAGCTCATCACCGAAATGTGGCGTTGCGGACGTTTGCCCAACCTGCTGGGATTCACGACCTTGGGGTCCGACAACTGGTAGTGCTTGGCACCCATCCGCACCAGTAAGTCGTCCACGTGGGCGCATGTCGGCATGTCCGTATGCGACACCGCAATCAACGGGCGGTAGCGTTCTGGCTCCCGCTGGTGATTGGGCAGTCGCCTCGTATTCGGACCGTCCGGCTTCCATTTCCACCTGCTCCGATAAAGCGTGATTGAACCTTCGCCGTCCAGAAAACCAGCGAGCCACGCCGCATCCGTATGTTCCATCACGTTGAATGTGCGGCACGTTCGTTGTCATCTGGTTGATGTTTAGGGTTCCCGACAGTTCACCCGGTGTTTGTCACTCTCGCCTAGGCGGCGAGGCGTGCCCCCATAACTTTTCGGTCGAGGGTGATTGTCGTGGCAGTTTCCGCCACCGTCTCGTACTGGATCGCGGTATTCTCGGTCTTCGCCCTGGCCGCGACGTTGCCAATGCTGGCGACCTTGACCGACTTGCCGACCGAGGCGTCGTCCTCGTAGCCACGGTTGACGCACTTGGCGAGGACGAGATTCGACTCGGTAGCCCGCAGGACCTGCTTCGACCACAAGTCGGGCGAGAAAACGCCGTCCGCAATGGTCTTGCCGACGAATGCTGTAGCCCCAACGGGCATTGGATTGTCCTTTCAAGCGCCTCACCCTTTTGGGGTGAGGAGATCAGCGCCTGATTTCGCGGTTGATGTCGATGCCGCGGTCCAGACGTACACGAACGCCGGGTTTTGGCCGTCCCTTGTCGTCGAAGTAGTGGTCATATTCCTCGAGCGTCATGGCGGCGACCTGGGCATCCGTGATCTCGCGGTACGCCTGTGCAGGTCCTCCGTCTAGCTCTGGGGATTGCTCACTGCCGACGGTTTGAGAAAGCTCTGCTTTGTCCAGAGCTCCCGAGCGCTTCCTGACTTCTTCCGAGACGCCGTGGCGAATCGCAGCATCCTGGACGGCCGTCAGGTACGCGCCGTACGAATCGTAATTCTTCCCACCCACCTCGCGCTGCACCGCTTCCGGCAGACCCGCCTGGAAGTTGCGGATAGCAGCCATGTACGGGTCGTTCTGGGCGCGCATCTGGGCTTCCACCTGCTGCCGCTGCGCCTGCAGGTTGGTGGCCTCGAGTTGGCCGAGGGTGTACAGGTCGCCCTTGTCATACGCCTCCTGGCGAGCGCGTCCCTGGCGCTGCTGCTCCTGCTCCTCGAGCATCTGGCGGGCGCGCTTGTTGCCCAGGTCGCCGATGAGACCAGCCAGCACGTCGTCACGGCTCAGGTCCTCGCGCGGGATGTTCCTGGTCAGCAGGCCCAGGATCTCTTTCGGGTCGTCGGTGGCCCTGAGTTGGGTGAGCCACTCGGGCGGCGCGGCGGGCTCCGAGGGCAGCGCGTTGTCCTCGGAGCCGTCAGTAGATGCGGCGGAGGGCTCAACTGCCTGGTCGCTACCGGGAGGGGAGCCACCAGGAGGATTCGCCGCACCACGCCCGCGCCGGCGCCGAGGTTGCGGGGTCTCGGCGGTGCCACCCGCGGCGAGCTCCATCTGATCCTGGTACTCGTCGAGCAGGTCGGGGTGGATGGAGCGCGTCACGTCGATGGTCATCTCTGTTTCCTCGAGGCCGCCCGTCGTTTGGTCGCGTAGGCGATCGCTAGCGCTTGCTTCTGGCCTTTGCCCGCGGCCATCTCGGCCTTGAGGTTGGCCTTGAACGCACCCGGTGAGGCTGACTTCTTCAGCGGCATCTTAGCTAACCCTTGATCGTCCCGAACGTCGAGGGCGTGGGGCTCTGGAACGTAGCTGTCGGAAGCGTATTTTTTATCTGGGCCAGACTATCCTGCGGGTCAAGTCCGAAACGCTCTTGCATGCCAGTGAGCAGCAAATTCTGCGTTGAAGGCGCCGAGCGCATGAACTCGACCGAGTTCAGCTTCGCGGGCGTCGGGATGGCGTCGAGCACGCTCTGCATGCTGGACTGGTTGGCGCCCGGATTTTGAATATCCGAAATTAACTGCGACATGTAGGCCATGCCTGTATTCGGACCCGTGCCGCCCTGGGTGCCGACGCCAGCCACCGTGTTGGGTGCTGAGAAGCCGGCCACGCCCTGGCCGCCGAGCACGTTGCCGAGCTGGCCGATGACCTGCTGCTGACGGAACGGATTGGCCTGCAGCGCGGCCGCTGCGTTGATCGCGCCGAGCTGCTGCGCGTACTGCTGCTGCTGCATCGACTGCGTCGTCTGGCCGGGCGTCGGCGCGTTGACGCCGGCCTGGACCGCGCCGCCAGGTGTGTTGGGCGCGTAGTACTGGCCGTACTGGGTTGCCAGGTCGTTGGCCTGGGTGAAGTACTGCTGCTGCGCCTGCTGCGTCTCGGTGGGCGCGCCCTGTTGGTTCGGGAGCTGGCCGTTGGGTGACGCTTGTTGGATCGCGGCATTCGAGTCGGCGACCCACTTGGCCATCGCCGCGTTCCAGTCCGAGCCGTTGGACAGGAAATAGTTCTGCTGGATCTGCGATGGCAGGTCAGAGAACTTGCCGCCGCCCGCGTTGGTGCCCGGCGGCAGGATCTGCGCCGGCGCCTGGTACATGCCCGTCACGCCCGACTGGGCGATGGCGTTGTTCTGCGCGGCAGTGTTCAGGTTGCTGTAGTTCGTCTGCCCCTGCATGGTCTGCTGCGGCAATTGCTGGGGTGGTGCGCGCTCGAGCTGGAGCGCCAGCGTGGCCGGAATCACGCTCATCGTCCCGAGGTTGCCGTTCCAGCCCATCGCCTGCGCCTGCTGGGTGCTGACACGCTGCAACTGACCCGACGGCAGCACGTAGCTGATCTGCGTCGGGCCGTACTGACTGGTGTCGTACGTGCCTGGATCGAGGCGTACGAACGTGCCCGGCGTGAACTGCGACTGAGACGGCGCAGCGTAGAAGCCCGTCAGTCCCGCGGCGCCCTGGGCGGTGGACGCCTGGCCCGAGAGCTCGGCCGAGGTCTGGCCGGCGTTGACGCCGGTGTAGCCAGGGATGTACCCGATGCCACCGGTGGCCTGGCCTGCTGGCAATGTCGACGCGCCAATCGGTGCGGGATTGCCTGGGCCGAAGTTCTGGCCGTACAGCGTAGCCACACTGTTGGCGTAGGTCAGGTTGTACTCGCGGATCGCCTCCTGGGCTGCCTGCACATTGCCCGAGGCCGTGGCGCTCGAGAGTTGGTCGATGAACGATGCGAGTTGAGCGCTGCTTGGATCTGCCATATCAAGCTGTCACTGGAGCCGTGAACTGGAACGGACCATACGGCGAATAGCCCGGAATGGGAAGCATCGGGTTCGGACGGATCGCGCCGGCTACCTGGCCGGTGGCTGGCATGCCTGCCGGCTGCATAACCCCCTGCTGGTACGCGGTGTTGTACTGGCCGGGGTACACCGGTGGGACGCTGGCCACGGGCGTCTGCCCCGCGGCCATGGCACGCCCCTGCGGGTTGTCCATCAGCCCCCGAGCGTTGAGTGCCGCGGTGCTGCCCTGCGGGTTGTAGACACCAGGCGTGTTCACGTTCGCCGCGCTGGCTGCTGCGTTCGGCTGCTGGACGCTGACATTGGTCTGCACCGGTGTGGCGCCACCGCCGGCCGTGCCCGCGTCGGCCGTGGTCGGCGAGGTGAACGATGGCTGGGGCGGCTGCCAGTCCTTGCCGGTCTGCTGCTTGTACAGGTCCATCGCGCCGCGCAGCGCGGCGTAGGACTGCTGGGCGATCGTCGGGTCGCCCTTGATGGCCGGATTGGCCTGGTTGACCATCGCCGCGGCCGAGTCGTACACGGGCTGACCACCGCCCAGGCCAGTAACCCACTCGCTCAGACCATTGACCAGGTTCTCGCCCATGCCCGCCGGCGCGGAGGTCATCTTGCTCGAGCCGATGGCGCCGACGGCGGTGTTGAACCCGCTCATGGCGTTGGTGACGCGGTTCTGCAGCAGGCCCGCGCCGGTCTGAGCCGCCTGATTGGTCTGCGTCAGCGCGTTGTTGGCGGCGTCGACGCCCAGGCGTTGCTGCGCAGTCTGGGCTTGCTGCTGCGACGTCTGCGCGTTCATCAGGTTGACCGCGCCCGTGAGCATGTTCTTGGCGTCGTCCATGCTCATGGACTTGTCGGTGACCTTCAGACCCGCCTGGTTCATCAGGTCGGTCATCGCCTGGTTGACGGTCACCTGGTTGACGTTCCGGGCCCACTTGATCGTGCCGTCGGGCTGCAACAGCCCAATAGACGGCGAGATGGTGTCCCCGTTCAGCGCCGTCGGTTTGGGCGCCTGAAAGTTCGGGTTCTTTTCGCGGCTGCCCGGTATCTCGTTGCCGTCCTTATCGACCTGATACCTGAACTCCGAGTTCACGTCCGTGCCGAGCAGCTGGTTGGCGGGCTTCTTGAAGTTCGGGTTGGGCTGGCGCGTGCCCTCGATCTCGTTGCCCTGGTCGTCGACGACGTACCTGAACTCGGAGCTCGGGTCGGTACCGACCACCTGCTTGGCATTCGGCTTGGCGGGGATGCCGGAGTCGACCATGCCACCCGCGCCGTTGTTGGCCTTCGGGTCCCAGACGTAGAACTTGTTGTCGCCGCCGAGGATGGGCGTGCCTGGGTTCTTGGCGCCGGCGGCGGCAATGGTCTTGGTCTCACCCGTCTTCGGATCGAAGCTACCCAGCGAGCCGTCGGGCAGCGTGACGGCCTGATAGGTCTGCGTCGGGTCTTTGGTGAGCAGGACCTTGGTGGTGAGGTTGCCCTTGCCGTCGTCAGCAACGCCGATCAGCTGGTCGCCGAACACCGTCGTCGCGGAGCTGGGGTCCTTGCCGTCGCCCTTGTAGTTCGGGTTGTCTTTGGCGACCAGGTTGCCGTCGGCGTCTTTCGAGACGACGTACTTGTCGGTGGGCGGCGCGCTGACCTGCGCGGCCGAGGCGGGATCGGGTTTCAGCGCGGTGCCCTGATCGATAACCTGAAGGTTGTTCTGATCGAACCCGGTCGGGCTGCTGGCATCAGTGGTCGGCGCGGCGCGCAGCGTGACGGTCGTCCCGTCCTTGAACACGTACTTGTAGTCAGGGTTTGGGTTCGGGATCTTGGGGTTGATCCGCGCATCGGCAGCGTCCGGGTTGTCGATGGTCGGATTGACAGGAACCGCCTCACCCGCCAGCCCCTGGTGGCGACTGATGAGGGTGTTCAGCTCGTCGCGTGTCATCCCAAAGTCCCCCCATCACACCTTAGGCTGAATATACTCGCGCGCCAACAGGACGGCCCCGCGCCGCCGCGAGCGGCCGGGGCCACGGCACCACAGAGGAGGGCTGCGATGCGACCCAACAATAGCCCTTTCGAAACAGCAGATCCGTTCTTCCGCTGGCTGTATGAACGGTGCGGGCGATCCGACATTCTGGCAAGCCTGATCATCCTGGTCGTCGGCGCACTGGCCTTCGTCGGCTCCATCGTGTTCATGGGCCTGCTGCTGAGCCTGTACGGCCAACTCACGAGACAGTAGCCGGCGAGCGGAACTGCGGCTGCGCCTGAGCAGCCTGGGATGCATCGTAGGCGTCCATACGCTTGATCAGCTCGTCGCGCGGCACCTGTCTCCATGTCTGCGCCGCGGCATAGTCGCGCGCCTTCCTCACGACATCCTCCAGCACTGTGCGTTGCTGGTCGGGAGTCATGCGCTGGTACGAGGGCGAGTTGACCGTGGCCTGCACGTCCTGAGCGATGGCCGCACCTGCGGTCTGCTGGTAAGCGCGCTGCTCATCGGGCTTGATGTTGATGGTGGCCTTGTTCTGACTGAGCGTGGATGGGGCGGCGCCAACGCCGAGGTTGTGCAGCGCCAGCTCGCGGCTGGTCGGGTCGGGAGTGCCTGGAGCGGATGATCGAACGATGCCCGACAGGATGTCCCGCGGCGCCTGCGTCGGCTGGCCAGTCGCGGGATTGATCCGCGCCGGCACCAGCGTCGATAGGCCAGGTACACGATTGGCCACGTCCTCGAGCGGGTTCTGCGGGTTGCGCACAGTCGGGTCGATGTACTGGCGCATCTCGTACGCCAGACCAGAGTCGGGCACATACCGCTCGCCGAAGTCGAGCAGCGTGTTGCCGGCGGCATCGGCAATCGTCCCGTTCTTGAGTGACTGGAAGATTCGGCTCACGCCCTGCAGGTACCAGGCGTCAGAGATCGTCTCGCCGACGGCCTGGCTGGTCGCCTTGACGAAGTCCGGGGTCACCTTCTTGCCCTGCTCGTCGTACTGCTCCATGGCGTTGGAGATGGCCGCGATGCGAATAGCGACCGGGCCCAGTCCCGAGTATGGGACCCAGCGCACACCACCGGGCGTCGGGATGCGCAGGCTGTTGGCCTGCCAGATCGGATTGCCGTCAGCGTCCCGCGCGTTCTGGAGCGCGGCCTTTTTGGCGGGATCATCTGGTCCGTTGCCGGTGATGTTGCCCTGCGAAACCTGGAGGGCGATGGCTGCGTTGACCGCCTCGGTCGTCACCAACTGGCTAACAGCCTGACGAGCGGCGGCGAGGTCCCGACTACTGATTGCCCGTTTGATGTTCACCCCAGCTCGCCCCTCGGCCATGCCAGGCAGACCGAGCACGCCGCGGGTGAGGATCACGTCGGGGATCTTCGAAAACGGGATGACCATCTGCGTCACCAGCGCCCCTAGCTTCTGGATAGGAGTGGCGTCCGGCGACGTGAGTTTGCGCCGCGCCGACGCGAGTGCGTCGCCGATCGGCGTCCCGCCAGCCTCGAAGGTCGCCACCTTCGCCGCGTTCGTGCCCGCGTCCTGGAGCTGCTGCCCGTTCTGCGCGATGATGTCGTCCAGCGACGCGTTGGGGTTGGATTGCTTGAGACGCGCGAGCTCCGCGGCCTGACCACCAGCTGTCGCCAGTGTGCGGTTCATCTCGTCCATCGCCGAGTTGGCGCGGATATTCCCGGTGGTGAACGGCAGTGCGCCAGTCAGACCGGGAAACGCCTCGGGGTAGTCCGTCGAGCCGATCTGCGACGCCCGTCGGCCGGTCAGGTACGTGTTGCCGGCGTCGGCCAGGGCGTCTCCGATGGCCGCGCCCTGCGCCCGAACGTCAGCCCACGCCGGCCCGAGCTCGCCGCGGAGCGCGGTCCCAATCGGGCGGTACGCATTCTCGGCAAGCCCGCTGATGGCGTTGTTGAAGAAGCCGTTGGTGTTGCCCAGCATGCCATTGACGCCGACGGCGATCGCCTTGTCGGCGACTGACGCGGGCTTGCCGCGGGCCTGCTCGAGGATGGTGCCTAGCGGTTGTTGCGTCGGCACAACGCCCCTGCCAACAGGACGGCCGGTGACCGTCGGCTGCGCGACCTCGTCGGGATACGTGTCGAGTTTGCGGAGTGTCTGCGACAACGTCGGCGTCGTGGCCGGGGCAGTATCCGCAGGTGTGGCCGGCGTCGTGGTCGGCGGTGCTGGCGTGGCCTCTGGACGATAGTTACCTGGGTTCTGGGTTGCGTCCGACTCGAGCTGCGCGAGCTGCTTGCCTTCGCGCGACGCTGCCACCGCGCCCGCCGACATCTGGGGAAAGCGGTCGCGCATGTCCTGCACCGCCTGGCGAGCCGCGACGAGCGCGTCGAACCCAGAGGCGAAGCCCGAGGTCGTCTGCCCCGATTGTCGGGACTGCAGCGCCGGCCGTACGGCATCGACGATGTCCGGCACACGCCCTACAACCGCCCGTCCAACGTCAGCCGCGACGGTTGGTGCGCCGGCGAGCGTGCCGCCCAGGCCGGCGCCGGTCAGGAACGCGGTGCCCACGGACACGGGTGTCGCGTCAGGCTTGCCCATCTCGTACATCGCGTTCTGCACGCCTGCGTTGACAGCGGATGCGCCGATGTTGGCTGCCCTGGGTCCGAGCTGCGGCAGCACGTCCTGGAGGATGTTGCTGCCGGCGCTGGTCAACGCTTCGCCCATGGGCGCGCCAGGCATGAACACGAGCGGGTTCTGCACCACCTGGTCGATCAGCGTGTTGGTCAGTCCACCGACCAGCACCACGTTGCGGACCGGGTTACGGTCCTGCAGTGCCTGCGAGACCTGGTCGGTGTTCTGGCGGATCTGCTCAGGCGACTGCACCGTGCCGAACGCCGGCCCGGTCACGGTCTGACCCAGCCCACCGATGACCGACTGCGGCGTCACGTCGCCTGGCTGACCAGTCGAGGACACGTTCGCGGTCGGCGATTCGTTGCCCGCGACTCGAGCGCGGCGACGAGCGAGCTCCGCGTCGTCAAAGCCCAGGTTCGGGCCGACGGCATTGCCGATGTCCTGCGCCGTCTGGCCGGCATTGCGCAGCAGGTCGGGCATCTGATTGTTGGCCTGCGCGGCCGCCTGACCGAAGTTGGTGTAGTCCGGTGGGCCGCCCGGCGAACCCGGCGTCAGACGCTGAACGCCCTGGTCGGGACCGGGGGCCTGGATGGCGGCGACGGGCTGTGCGACGCTCTGCACCGCGCTGGTCAGCTGGTTGACGGTGTCCTGGGCCGCGCCCTTGACGACCTGCACGCCACGGTCGAGTTGTTGGGGCAGGTCGTGCACGATCTCGATGCCGCGCGCGATCGGGTTTGGTGAGGGTGAGGGTGAGGGGGCCGCCGGGCCCGAGCCCTGGCTAAGCGGACTGGCGCCAGGTACGCCAGGGTTGTCCGCCGCCAGGCCTCCCTGCAGCTTACCCATCCTCGACTCCATCTGGTCGGGCGTCATCCACTCGCTGCCACCGCGCAGGTCGGTCCCGCTCGAGCCGACATGGAACGCGCCTGTGCTCGGGTCGTAGCTGTCCGCGGTGAAGTAGTGGCCGGGCGTGCTGATCGTGACCGGGTTGCCCGATTGCGCCTCGCGGGCGAGTGCGGTCCAGTCCGCCCCGATCTGGCGGTGCGGGATCTGCATCTCGTCGAACAGGCGGGACTCAGAGCCGAGGCCTGCCATGCCTGAGGCTGCCGTCCATCCGACCTTCGAGGCGAGGTCGGTGGCCTCGCGCAAGCTCGGGTTGCGTCCGAACATCTGCGCGAACCTGACTGCCGCGGCAGGTCCGCAGGCCGCGTACGCCTCGGCCGCGGTGAGCTGCTTGTCGCCGAACTGGCTCACGTCGCCGAGCTTGTTGGTGGCGGCGGAGCCAAGCTCCTGTGCCTTCTGCTGGACGGCCTGGCCAGTTTGCTGCGCCGCACCGCCAGCGCTGTCCACGAACGGTGCGACGCGGCTCTGAATGCTACCCAGGATGTCGCGGTACTCACCCTCACCCGCGGTGAAGTAGCCGCCCTGCTTGAGGCCGTGGACGAACGAGCCGAGGTCCTGGGCGCCAACCGCGCCGGGGTAGTGGTTCTTGATCAGATCGACGAACGCCTGCGTCGCGGCCATCGGCGAGTCGTAGCTGGCGAACGTCTGGTTCATGTTCGTGCCGCCGTTTTCGCCTTCGTGCGTCATCATCGACGTGCCAGCTTGACCGGGGAGCGCCTTGATACCGAAGAGCTCGTTACCGGCCGCCTTGCCGTAGTTCGACTCCGAACCGGCCATGGCCACCACCCACGAGGGGTCGATGCCCAACTGCTGCGCCGCCCACTGCGCATACGGCGACATCGTCTGCGCGAAGCTCTGCACTGAGCTCGAGTCGATCGGGCCGCCACCATCACTCGCTGGCTGGCTGCCGGCGTTCGCGGACGGCGTTGGCGCGGCCGGCGTGGGCGCCTGGTTCAGGTTGATCACGCCGTTGGTCAGGTCTGAGACGTGCTGCGCGAGCTGGTCCTTGACGTCGCCCAGTTGGACCGCGCCGTCCTGCACGGCCTGGGTGGTGCCACTCGTCAGGTCGACGACGTGCTGCTGCAACTGCTGCATCACGCCCTCGTCCGGCTGCTGGGGCATGAGCGTCGGCGCCGGCTCAGGTGGTGGCGGCGGCGCGGGAGCGACCAGGGGCGCGGTGACGGGCGAGGTCGGCGTCGGCGGGATGAGCGGCACCGCGGGCGCCGGCGGTGGGGGCGTCAGCGAGCGCTGCGGTGGCGGGCCGGGCGGCGCGAGCAGGCCACTGAGGTGCTGCTGCAGCTCGTCTGTGAAGGCCTTCTGTGCGTCGTCGGCAAGCAGGAATGGCATGACTTACGCCGGCACGGACGGCGGCAGCGGTTGACCGTTCGGGCCCAGGATGACTGGCGGCGGCATCATCGGTGGCGGAGCTGGCGCCATGGGTGCGGGTGCCATGGGCGCTGATTGCGGCATGGCCATCGGCGGTGGTGCGGCTACCGGTCCTGGTGGCATCGGTGGCGCCGGTAGAGCGGGCGGTGGCGGCACGTTGCTGGGCTGGTCGAACGTCGTCGGCTGCACACCCTCGGGCGGTTTGGGGATCGGCGCGTTGCTCTTCGCAGCGCTGGGTAGTGGAGGGTCCTTCTGGATCTCCTCACCTGGCGGCATGGTCACGCCGAGACGCTCCACCGCGGCCAGGAACTGCGCAGGATCGCGCGCCGCCTCCTGCATCAGATAGCCGCGGTCGTTGTTCGTAAACGCCTGGCGGTAGCGCTCGTCGAGCTGGTCGTTGCTGACGCGGCTGACGTCACCCTGGGGCCCTTTGAATATCTGGCCGGCGATGTTGTAGGCGTCGTTGGTCACTTCCCGTGTAAGGGCGTCCCGCAAAACGGTCGGGTCCTGCGGATTGTTCTGGCTAGGCATCAGCGCCACTCGTTGAGCAGGACCACGGCCATAACCACGATCATCAGCGCGAAGCAGACCAGGGGAAAGAGAGCGTCACTGCTCAGGCCTTCCCCTTCGGCGTCCTGGTCGACACACCGCGCTGCTTGTCGAGGGCATTGTCCGTTTTGCTGCCGGGCTTGAGGCCGGCCTTCTTGTCTGCTCGAGCGTCGGCCGCCTCGGTCCACTTGCGGCCGCTGCGCTTCTGCACCATGGCTACTTGGGCCGACTGCGTGGGGCCACGTTGCCCATGTTGCCGCCCGAGTCACCACCGTGGTTGGTCTGCGGTCCAGCGCAGTGCACGCCGCCGATCGACGACGCCTTGCCTCCGCCCATGGGTGGGTGCTCGCGACCTGACGGTGGCTTGAAGCCCGCGCTCGAGGGATTGCTACCGAGTTTGTTGGCCATCACTCTTAAAAACCTCCTGCGCCTGGTGCGCCCGCATTCGCCGCGGCGCCCTGCATCACTTGTGCGCCTGGTGGCGCCATCGCGCCCGCGCCATTCGGTGCGGTGGCAAGTGCGGCCAGGTCCGGAACCCCTCCTGCACCTGGCCCACCGCCCTCGAAGACACCTGGGGCCGGGGTCTGCATCCCACCGGGGCCACCAGCACCTGGTTGTCCGGGTAGTGTGCCCTTGGCAGCCAGGGCCTGAGCCTGGGCTGCAGCGCCCAGGATGTCTCCTCGTCCTGCAAATTGAAACACCTGCTGGTCGAGCCACTTCTGGTACTCGGGCGATTGTCGGATGCGGTCGCGCGCTTTGCTGCGGCGGATCTCGTCGGGGTTGTCCCCGAGGTAGTCGACCGCCTCGTCGGTGCCCCACGTGCCGGCCTGCAAGCGCTCGTGGGCATAGCGCGCTTTGATCAGGTCGTCGGTCGGCAGCTCCTGCTGCACTTCCCAACGCACCTTGACGGGCCTGGAGAAATCGTCGGGCCCGAGGCCGATGTAGCCGGTGCCACCCTTGGCGTCAGAGCCGCTATACCCGACCCAGATCTTCTCCTTGACCTTGTTCTGGGCCAGGTCCCACAGTTTTTCGGACTGGCGGCCGAGCAATGCCTGCAGGTTGTTGACGATCGGGCCCACGCGGGTCCTCGAGTAGGACAGCACCTGGCTGATGGCGAAGCCGGCGCCTTCCATGCCACTGAGCGACGTGACCCGCGGCGACTCGAGCTCGCGGATAGCGCCGTCGATCAGACTCATGTGCTTTTCCAGCGTGGCCGCGTCGGGGTACTGGATCCGCGCCAGCTGCCGGCCTGGACCGAGGTTGATCACCTCGCCAGGGAGTGGGCCTGGGTCGCGATCACGCGGCTTACCGTCGTCGCCGATGACCGGCGCCGCGGTGCTGTCGCCATAGGTGACGAGTGGGCTGAGCAGGTCTCTTGCCACGTATTGGGCGTGCATGGCGCGCAAATACTGGCGGTACTGGACCAGCCAGAGCTTGGTCTGACTGACGCCCCAGCCGACCTTGCGGTTGCGCCAGTGGTTCATCCATAAACCTGGCGCGAAGTCGTAGGGCAGAAAGCCATAGTTGTGCTTGAACTGCTTGACGATCGCGCCCGTCGGCTCAGACTTGTAGTTGGTGCCCGTTACGGCCCAACTGGCCCAAGTCTCGTCCCAGTGCTCGATCATGGTGATGCTGGTGGGCAGGATCGGACGGCCGCTGGCGCCGTACGCATTGCTGGCCTGAGACTGGCCCATCTCCTCGGGCACGATGTTGCCGTCGCCATCGACGCCTAATCGGTAGCGGCGGAACGTGGTGCGCACCGGTCGGTCGGTGACCTCGAGCACTTCGGCGACACGGCCGCCCATGTAGTCCGGGTAGATGGCCCGCGTGTCGACAAACTCCCAGGCGAACGGGGGCCCGGCGGCGCGCTTGGCGTCCTCGGTGGCCTTGTCGTAGTGCGTCCACGCCTCGGCTGATTCCCCTGGGTTGGGGACCGGGTAGGCGTAGCGCTTGTCCCAGGCGTCGGGCAGGAACAAAATCTTGGACCACGCGCCGCCGTCGTTGAGCGCGGCGTCGGTCAGGAACGTCATGGTGTCCGCGCCGGGCGTCCTCGAGCCGCAGGACCACAGCGTTTCCTCGGTCCAGTGCTCGCGCTGGGATGCGGCCGTCTGCGCCGTGTCCGACTCGCCGCCGTCCAGGTGCAATTTGGGGCGCTCGAGCGTGAGCATGGCCGTCTGCTGGAACGCTTCCTCGCTCACGTCCGGGTCGCGGGGGTCGACGTTGACGAGCGTGTATTTCTCGTCGGCGCCGAGCATGGCCGGCACGCGCATCTCGCGCTGGGCGCGGTACGTGTCGATCTGCACGTCGTCGCGCCGGTAGCGGTCGTACATCTCGGTCTGGAGCTCCGAGAGGTACGACGCGCTCGGTGGTTTGTCAGCCACGGCTGAGCGTGAGTGTAACGCTATGTTTCACGCGTATGTTTCACGCGACCTTGTCTCATCTCAGGCTACAGACGGGGCAGTCGCACTCCTGAGTCCCGACGAGCAGTTGCTTGTCGAGCCATGCCTGGTAGCGGGCAGGGTGGTCGTGCCGCCAGCGCTGGTACTCGACGCCGTCGAGGCACTTCGCGCACAAGCACTCTGGCCAGCACGCCGCATGGCTGCCGCAGCTCCAACACCCACGGAAGCGACTCATGGCTGGCCTGCTTCCCAGTCGACCCCCATTAGCTCGGTGAGTTGATGACGAATGCGCCGCTCACTTGACTCGAGCCATCTAAGTCTGTGAATCAACAAACGCGCGCGTGTTTCGATGCGAGAGTGATAAGCCGCAGCGCCTGCGAGAGTGATAAGCCGCAGCGCCTCCAGCACGCCATTGGGACCCAGCACGCCACGATCGACTGCCGCGAGATGGTTCGCTCTCACTTGCCGAATCAGACGCTTGATGCTCCTTCGCATGCGCTGACCCACCACTGCACATTCACACTTTGGTCGCTGCGGTCCTGGTCGCCTCGGCGATTCGCAGCGTTCGCACCACAATTTCGGAGGCCGCATGGACCGAACGCTAAAACGCGGGCATTGCAGACACCAGACCCTAGGTGAGTGTCGAAATCAACTGATCGCCGGCTGCGTCGCGGGTGGCAGCTCCACACCACCGAGCATCAGCGCGAAAACGCGTAGCTCGAGCGCGTGGTCTGGGACTCAACACTCGCCGCGGCCCACGCCAGGGCGGTGGCAATTACCGTATCGTCGTGTTGACCGCTCGGCGCGCCGTACCTGAGCATGCCTGACGGCAGCCGTTCGACCTCGTACGCCTGGAGCTCGCTGGTCTGCACCGCGTCGTCCAGCAATGCCACGTCGCCGTTCTCGATCGCCACGCTCAACTGCTGCACCAGCGCAGCCTTGGTGGCATTCGTCGACCACCACGGCTGGATGGGCAATGCGCGCCGCGACTCGCCGTACAGCCTGCCGTAGCCCTGCTGCAGCCGTTCGACGAGTGGCTGGCCCAGGGCGTTGGCCTCGGCCATGATCACCCTTGGCTGGTACAGGTCGGCCCAGCGGTGAAGTCTTTCGGTCTGGAACTCGAAGTCGATCTGGGTGAACCTGTCGATGGCGACCTGCTCGAGCGTGCTGGCGTCCATGATGCTGAACACGGTGAAGTCATTGCTCCGTGCCCAGTCACAGCCGATGACGTACGTGTGGCCGCGTTGCGGTCCTTGCGGCTCGAGGCGAGCAACACCCTGTACGCCGCGGAACACGCCGGCGCCCTCGACCTCGAGGAACTCGGCGCGGTACTCCTGCGCCCAGGCACGCTCGGGTAGTTCGTGGCGGGCCGCCTCGAGCTCAGCAGGCTTGATGAACGGGTTGACGCTGGTGGGCATCTGCCACGACATCCACTCCGCATTGAGCGGGTCCTGACCGTTCTGGTACAGCGTCCAGAAGTCGTTCAAGCCACGCGGCGTCGACATGAACCAGGCGCCGCCCGACAGGTCGGTCAGCGTTGGTCGCAGGGCGAGCTGCCAGATCTCGAGCAGGTCGCGCACCATGGCCGCCTCGTCGACAACGATCTTGCCGTATTTCCGACCGCGCGCCGGGTTCGGGTCGTCGAGGGACCAACACTCCAATGTTCCGCCAGTGATCAACTCCAGCCGGTGGTCCTGCTCGCTTTTCATGCGCGTCACCGGCTCCAGAATGGTGCGGAGTTCTCTCCAGAATTCGGCCAGAAGCTTGTAGGTGGGTGCGAAATAGCCGGCCGGTTGGGCGTGGAGTGCCGTCTCGGCCAGCAGGTGGAGTGCGAGCGTGGACTTACCGGCTCTGCGACCTAGGGCGACCACGTTCCAGCGTCGGGCTTCGTCCAGGATCTGCTGCTGGGCGGGGTGCGGTTCGGGAAGTTGGATCCGCGGCATCAGTGGCCGTTCAACAAGAAGTTCTCGTTGATTTGAGCTGGCGTCAGTGGGCGTTTGACGTACTCGATCTCGATGACGGTGCGGCCGTCAGTTTGCACCTTGTCGGTCGCCTTGTAGCCGGCGCGGTCCAGGATGTCGCGGGCCGCGGCGAGCGCCAGCTGCGGGTTGGCATCGTCGGCGATGGCGCGGGCGATGCGATTGAGCGACGGGTCGACCAGGGCGCGGATACGGTCCTCGGCCTTGGCTTGCACCTGGGGCGCCAAGCCGCCGTGATAGCGGCACACCTTGCCGCCACGAATGGCGTACGCATAGCAGCGCGAGCCCATCGCGTTGTGCGCGGTACACCGGTGCTCGTTATCGGGCCCACGGTAACTCATGAGGTCAGTCGCAACTCATGGGGTGCTATGCCCGGGGCACGATGATGGGTGAGGACAGAGGCCGTGGACCCGCCGCGCCTTGGGGATATGGCAGCGCGGTGGGTCGGCTTGGGCTGGTGAGGCCCTTCGTCGTGTCCGGCAACGTGCGATGGGGATGGGATCACCAGCTCGCCTCCACGGAGAAAGTCAGTCACTCAGCGCCTCAGGCGCGGACGTGTTGCGCAGACGGCGGATGGCTTGTTGCTGGCGATCGGCACAACTTCGAGAACAGTACAGGTGCTTGACGACTGGCCGGCTCGTCGGCTCATGCCAACGCGGCTCCGGAATCGGACGGCCACAGAACACGCACAGCTCGGCGTCAGTCATGGCAGTGGCACGAGTGTAGTCGCGGTGGCATGAGACAGAGGTCTTCACCGCGCGGTCATCGACGACAGTCCTCGTGGACGCCCTGAGCCTCTTCGTGAGGCCACAGCTCATTGCCGCAGACACGGCACATCAGCGGTCCGGCGTCGAGCCCGCGGGCCGTTTCAGCTTCAGTCGCTGGCGCCCCCTTTTCGGGGTCGTTTTGCCTGTTTTCTTGTTTTTCATTACTAGTAGGGAAAACAGGAAAACAACTTCTTTCAGAGGCTTCAGCGGCGAGATGGTAGAGGAACGGGTCGCCTGGCTTGCCGCCGCCTGAGCGCAGCACGAGGCCCTCCTTGAAGAGCCCGATCAGCGCCTGGTACGCAGCCTGTGAAGCGACCCCAGCCTCTTTGCGCACAACCTCCTGGTTGAGCCCGTCAGAGTCTTTGAGCAGCTCGATGACGGCCTTGCGCGCTTCCAGGGTCTTGATTTCCAACATCGCGCTACCCAGACCGATGCGCCCCGTGAATTCATCCAGCGGCACGGTCGTCTCAGGCAGGTCTTTGCCGTAGCGCTGCACCGTGTGCATGATCCGCGTGCCGTCCGTGTGGACCTTGCGCAGGATCACCAGCGAGTCGACGGCGCCGAAGATCGCCGTCGAGCCGAGGACGTCGTCGCCGCCGTCTCTGACCATCTTGCCGAGGTGATGCGTCACGGCGATGTGGCAGCCCGAGTTGCGCGCCAGCTCGATGACCGGCTCGAGCTCGCGGGTCAGCTCGGCGTAGTCGCTCGAGTCCTTGACGCGCACCAGTTTGAACACGGGATCGACGATGACCAGCGCCGGCTGGTACACCACGATCGCAGCTGCCAGCGCGGCGATGCCCTCCTTGCTGGTGCCCGGCGCGGCGCCGGTATGGATGTGAATCAACTCGTTGGTGCCGCCCATGTCCCTGAAGTGATTCGTGACCTCGGCTCGCTTCTCCTCGAGCGCGAGGACCAGGACGGTGCCCTGCATGCAGGCGCGGTCGAGGAAGACCTCGCCTCGCGAGATCGACATCGCCAGGTTGCGTACCGCGACACTCTTGCCGACTTTGGGTTTCGCCCCCCACAACGACAGGCCAGCGTTGGGCAGCATGCCGTCGACCAGAAACGCGGTCTCCTCGGGCGGCTCGGCGAGCATGTCCGCGAGCAGCGTGAAGGTGAAGCCGGCCGATGTGCCGTTCGTGGAGCTCTTGGCCCGCCGCGGGGTGATGCGCACCACGAACAGCGTGCTCAGCAGCTCTGCCAGCTCAGGCCAGTGCTTGGCGATCGTCGGCAGCCCTTCGACAGGCAGATCACCGGCGATCTTGGCCGCCGAGCTAACGGCTAGCCGATCGATCTCGTCCTGCCAGTGACGCGTTCGATCTTCGAGGAAGCTCTGATCGCCTGCCTGCAGCGTGGCCTCCTTCAGCAGCGCAGCGACCTGCTCGGCGTCCATCTGCTGGCTCAGGAAGCCAGCAAGCGGCAGCAGGTAGTCCGAATGACGGCTGAGCGCTGGGTCGCTAGGCCAGTGGCTGGCGATGAGTCCGACCGTCGCGACGCTGATGGCATGGTCCCGCCGAGCGTCTGAAAGGGTAGTTTCTGATTTTTCCCCTAGGGGAAAACTAGGGAACCCGCTGTTTTCACTTGATTCGCCTGTTTTCGAAAAACTAGTCGAATCAGGAAAAACTACCCGATTGGGTTGCTGTTTGACCTCGGGGTGCTGGGCGCGCTGCCAGACCTCGACGAGGTAGTCGTTCGAGCTCCACTCCTCGTCCGGCGCCGTCACTAACCGTGGTCGCGGCTGGCTTGCCAACTCGAGGATCTCGTCCATGCTCAGCCCGAGGACCTCGTCCAGGCGAAGCTGCACC